GTCGCAGTCGCGGTGTGGTAAAGGTAGCCGTCGCCAGCACGCATTACAGCTCCTTAAATGTCTTGGGGCCGTAGTTCTGGTCGTTCACGAACCAGTCGAGCTTTTCGAGCGCGAGGAAGATTTGCTTGAGGCTTGGCACGTTGGCCGTGTTCACTCGAAGCTCAACGTCCCCGGCCCCAGGAGCCGAAGTCCCGACCGTGATGTTCTCGGGGTTGATGTCTTCGATCTTGTCAACCGCGAAACTGAGTGAGACACTAGCCATTCAGGACTCCAAAAGTTTGGCCGCCGACCCCGCCTGGAGGACAAAAACCAGAGACCGGCGGCCTCGGGGAGAACCCCGAAACTAGTTCACCGTCGTCACGTTCAGGCCGATGTTCCCGGCAACGCCAGTGGCGGCCCCGGTGTGAACGGCAAGAACGAGATCGATGTATCCACCAGGATCAGCCGAGAGGCCGACCTGCTTCCACAGCGGCGAATTGCGCAGATTCGCGTTGAGGTTCGATACCGCATCGATGTTCAGAGCGGTACCGGAACCGAACGTCTTGTTGGAGACGAAGCACGAAGCCGAGATCGACGTACCCTGCAAAGATGCCGGGGTGCCGTCAATCGTGCTGTCCGAGTAGTAGGCCCCAAGGTCCACCGCCAGCGTCGGAGAGCCGTTCGAGTCGAGCGCCGCCTTCGTGTAGAGCGAAGCCGACTTGATGATTGCCGAGGTAGGAAGGCGAACCATCTTGTAGGTCGAAGTCGTATCGGCCAGTCCCGCGGCCGTCGCAGCCACATAGTCGGAGTGGTTGTGCTCGCGGCCAGCAGCCCCGACACCCGCCGTAAGCTGGGTCGTGGTCGTGCCGTTCGATGCCGCACCGTCAAGGGTGGTGATCGAGGCGGATTTAAGAGTATCAGCAGACATTGCTCACGTCCCCTTACGGATTGATGTCAGCGCCGGTTGAGTCGGCGCAGTTGACTTGCAGAACCTTACCCGGCTGCGTGCGGGTCGAACCGAACGAAGTCTGGGTGTAGATCTGATAAGGATGGCCCGAGAGGTCATTCCGCTGGCTGGCGATATTCGTCATATCCTTCCAGATGCCGAGGTACATGCCCGACTTCGAGAACGCGATGCAGTTGCGGATACTTGAAGCCACGGCGAGGCGCTCGGAAACGACGATATCGAAACCGAGGAAGCGGGTGATCTTGCCATCCACTAGAACCGGCTTGTCGTTGAACTCGGTCGAGACAACCTGGACCTGCTTCAGAAGGTCGGCTTCCTGAGACGAGCCGATGACGAGGCAGAGCGGATCGGCGTCAATATCGACGTGATAGTGACGGAAGATGCGCTTGGCTTCGATCAGCTTGGCAACGGTGAGACCCACCGAAGTCGCGCCTGCACCGAAGGTGTCGGCGATCCGGAAGTTGGTGGTGTCGAACGACTCCGGAGTGAGGCTGGCCGCGTCCTGCCCGGTCTGGGCCGTAGCAAAGGCGTTGGCGATGATACAGTCGTCCCAGCCACGACCGACCGCCTGTGCGGCGTTGTCGGAGTATTGCGACTTGGGATCGACAATGGTTTTCAGTTCATCGAAGCTGTCGATGAGCTGAGAGAGTTCGCCGTCCTGCGGGAACACCCAACGCCGGGTGAAATCCGGGTCGGTGCGCTGGATTGGTGCGAAGCGTCCCGCCGGAGCCTTGAGCTGCACCGCGCCGATCTGGTTGACCGGCGATGCCATCTTGCCGACATGGAAGCCCTCGCGAACCTTGCCGCGAAGTTTCGACCCCATCTGCTGGAGCTTAAGCTCAAGAACAGTCGAGAACTGGGTCGTGTAAAGCTGATATAGACCGTCAGTAGCCACGGAAAGACTCCACAATCAAAGTGATCGCTTGGAGACCGTATCCGGGAACCGGGGGTCGTGTGACTTATCAGCGGCCCAATAGGGTGTGCGCCTTATGTCAGTACGCTACTTCCTATATCTTTACTCGACTGTCAAGAGATTTATTGCACTCCGTAAGCAATGGCGTGAAGATTTTCCATTTCCTTCTTTTCAGCCGTGCCGCCAGCAAGATAACGGGCCGTATAGGAACTGTCCGCCTTGAGTTCACTTAGACGGGCGAGAGCGGTTTCTTTGGTGTAGTAAGTATTTCCCGAAGGGCCACCACCACCGACGAAATTATCTTCTCCGAGTTTCTTTCCGACCGCCAGAAGAAGTTGCATCGTTTCGGCCTTGCCGGTGGCTTCACCAAGCTTCTGGATTGCCGCAGTCATCTTGGCCTGGTCCAGCCCGGCCTCTTTCATCAGGGCTTCGTATCCACGGTCGGCAATGACCTTGTAGGCTTCGTAGTTCGGACCCCACGATTGCTTTAGCTGCTCAAGGGCCTTGGTGGCCGCTGCGGCTTCGTCTGCCGAGGATGCGGACTTTGTATCGTCGAGACGCTTGATCGTATTCTCAGCGAGCTTCTGAGCTGCCGCAGGGGACAGTTTTAGTTCGGTCGCCTGTGAACGGATGAAGTCCTTGGTCGCGTCGTCAACGTCGGTGCCGTCCGCATGCTTCAAGCCCTCGAGCTTGTAGTCGTCGGCGTTCTTTGAATAACCGAGACGTTCATATACCGCGTCCCATTCCTCGGGAGGAGCGTCGGCCTTGGGGAGCTTGAGGAGCTGTTCCTTGGGGACGCCGATATAGGCTTGGGCTTCCTTGTGCGCCTTGGCGGTTTCAAGAAAAGCAGCAACCGGGTCTTTATCGGCCAGACCTCTCGACGTGATGTAGCTCTGCGCGTCGGCGTCGAGAGCGGAATACCATTTGTCAGCCGGAGGAGCTTCTACCGGCGGCGTTTCGATCACTTCACTCATTGTCATCCCCCTCTTCGTATTTCACGACCACGGCGGAATCGCCGAGCCGTCGTTGCATCAATTCCTCGACTGTAAGATTCAGTTGGGCTTGAATCTGAAGCCAGACCTCGCGCCGTCCTTCTAGAAGCGCATGGTAGCGATCGTTCTCCATGAAGCATGGCTCATTGGCGCGGCAGAACTTAGAAAGATGGGCAAGAACAGCTTTTCCCGATTCGCCAGCGAACGCCGTCAGGAACGCCTTCTGGAGTTCGGCGGTATTGTCGAACAGGGCTTTCGCCTGATCTTCTGTGATTGGCTTAGGCACTCTTCGCCGCACGCGCTGCCTGAGCCGGATTCTGCCAGTCCCAATACCCATTCCCGCTTTGGGCCGGGTGGTTGGTTCCGTCCCTCGAAACATAATCAGGAGCATTGGCCTTGAACGGAACGCCCGTAAGCTCCGTGGGAGCGGCGGTGGGAAGGAATATCGTAAGGGTCAGTCCGTCCCCAAGGTTGTTGGTCACCAGAGCCGCGTAGGGGCCGTCGAACCTCTGTCCATACCCTTCCGTATATCCGATCCTCTGCATGAAGCGTGGATTGTAATAGTCCACAAACGTTCCGATCCGGGGCTTACCCGGCACATGATCGACCATTTACTGTCCCCCAGCTTGTTGTGGAATCGGCTGTCCGGCTCCCGGCTGTTGCGGGACGCCATTTTTCTGAAGCGTGGCCTGCGCTTTCACCATCGCCGCCTGAGCCGGTAGCGATTGAATCTGCTGCTGCTGTGCCGCCTGCTGGGCGCGGGCCTTGCGAACCTTTTGAATTGTCTGATCGTCATTAAGCCATCTCTCGGGGACAGCCTGGATCATCGCAATCTCGCGAACTGCAACGTCGAAGTTGAACACGTCGAGAACCGATGGGTCCTGTGTCGCGTTCACGATCTCGATGACGCTCTGTTGAGTTCTCTGGAAACCCGCTACATCCTGCGCCCGCTGCGCCCTGGCGAGAGGGGAAGTGTAGACGACGTTATATTCGCCCTGCGCTTCCCGGATCACGTCGGGCATGGGCGGGAACTTCTTCATGCGCGAAAGAAGGTCCAGTTCCCTATGGATCATCGGGCCGAGGTATTCGGACTGCTGCCTGCCCACTGTGGGGGCAATCAGGATACCCTTCTCGTTGGTGCGCTCGATAACCTCGGTCGCGGTCATCTGGGGGGTCTCAGTCAAAATCTGGAACAGGGTAACGAGGAAGGCGTCGTTAATTAACGCTCTTTCCTCGTCCATCATCTCCTTGGTGACCTGAATCTGCCCGGTCGGAAGGATGCCGATCAGGGGCTTCCCGTCCGCGCTCATCCCGCCCTTGTTCACCGCGCCGGGTTTCATGGTCGGATCGATAAGCCCGTCATCGTAGGTGAGGAGGGTCGGGTCCGCTGCCCTGTGCCCCACTTTCAGGAAGGTTGTCTTTTCTGCGTTCAGGGTTTTTAGCGCAGGAAGGACTTCCATCGCCGGGGACCGGCCATAGGTCTCCATCGGCGTCTGGATATATCGCCCTACCGCATAGGGAAAAGAACGATAGCCACCTTCTGAAAGTAAAGCGCGGCCCTGAATAGAGATATACTGAGACGAATAGGGCATTCCCTTAACGCCCCACGCACCTTCCTCGTAATCAGTCTGAGGCTGGACACAATGGAGGAAGTCATACATCTGCTCCGACTTCTGTTCCATTGCTGCCAGCAACATAGCTGGAATACGATCACCGAATTTTTGATAGGCTTGTCTTGGCGTCATCTTGAACCAGCGGATCACTTTGTCCACTCGCCCTTGATGATTCTCGCTAATGAACAATTCCCCGATGGGAATGTTCTTATAGCGTAGCTTATTTATTGGGCGGTTCCAGTCATCGACCGCCTGATCGATGAATAAACCTCCGGTTCCGAAAGCGCCCAAGCTTCTGTATACTCGCTGATTACCTGCCGTGAAGTTGGCAATAGCGTCGTATCGCTCCTGAAATAGTATCTTGGTTACTGCCTCATACCACAAACGTGCATCGCGATTAGCCATGATCTCCGGATGATCGGAGGCCAACTGGTGCCAGATTTGGTTACGGGGAGTAAGAAGGCTGTCCAGAATCGCAGAAAAACGCCCGAGGGCCATCATGCCCGTTGCGTCCACCTGACGGTCGGTCTTCTTCTGTCCCGGCCAGTTGTAATTTCCGTAGTAGAAGGTATTTCGTGAGGCTGGATCGATCAGCTCCGCGATCTCTTCCCAGTGGGCTGCGGTGGTGGACCGCCACAGGTTCATTTGCCCGAACTCCTGGAGCCGGGTCGTTACGATCTCGTCTTCGTATCCTGATTGTGCCGGTGCAGAAAGTTTCTCTTCGTGCAGCCGGACCAGCTCACCCACCGATCACTCCCGCCCCCATCAGCGCCTGAAGCGCCATTCCCCCTGTGTTCCCAACCCCGGAGACTCCAGATAGACCCAATGCCCCAAAGGAACCGGGCTGCTGATTGGCCGCGAGCAGTGCCCGTTTACGCCTGTCCATGATCTCGTCCTGGACTTGTTCCTGAAGATCGCCGCCAAGTCCCAAGTCAATTCCCGCCTGTCCAAAGGCATTCGGATTAGTAGGAACTATAGGATTGGGGGTCGCCACGCTGTTAATCTACCACTACTTTGCGTAGTGTGGCAAGTAATTCTTCAATCTCCAGTGAAGGGGTCTATGTCTACCCCATGCGCCATGTAAACTCCGTCATGTGTCTGGGAGTTTTTCCTTGCGAAGTCTTTCCAATGCTGCCCGCCCAAAGACCCCATAGGTATTCCGCCGACGCAAAATCTTTTCGCCATCATCACAAGTATTCGTGTGGCAGACATGAGATCGTCGTGAATCTTGACGATATCCCCCTTTTCGTCGCGGTGATAACTTACGAACTCTTCCCACCATTCGAGAAGATGGCTACAGACCTTCAATCTTCCCGAAGTAAATCTCTGCATCATTTCCATGATCCCGGCCTCGGTCGAATATCCTCCGGTCGGAAACGTGGCGTGGGTTGCGAACATCCTGAGGCCGTGGGCCTTATAGAGTCCCGCAGTAGTCTCCGGGGAATCGTCGGAGGCTCTTCGGTGGCCGTCGTGGGGCCAGAATACGGGTGCTCCGGCACAGATGCGTTTCATTGCATCCGCGTGCTGAATGGGCATCATGTTCTTTAGCTGGAGCGCGTGGGCTATGTAGATGATGTCGGTGATTGGGTCGTAAAATCCCAGTACCGCTGCGAAGGGATGGCTAAATTTACGGCTTGACCCTCCCATTCCGCCAAAATCGACACCCCATCCCAGCCGCCAGTGGCCAAGAGGTTCGGGGATTGGAGGAACCTCGATAGTCTCTCGCTGGATCGGGAAGATAGCGCCAGACCCCATGATTGGCCTTCCAGACCTTCTGGCCGCTTGTTCGTGTAGTGGGAACGAGGAGATTTGGCTTTCATACTCTTCCTCCGTTAAGTGCCCGTTCGGATCGGAGAGAATGTCGTCCCCGGTCATGTTGACGAACCCCTTGTTGGGATCGTCGCCACGGGCAAAGGACTGATACAGCTCCGTCTCGCCCTGAAGCGGGGTGAAGGTGATGATTATCGAACCCTTTGTAGCAATCCCACGGGCCTGACATTCGGTGTAAATCTTCATGTCGTCCGGCTCTTCATCGAGCCAGATAAAGTCCACCGAGTCCGCCTGGAACTTCTGCCACCCCTGTTCGTAGGACTTGAAGGCGAGTGTGGAGTATCCGCCTGTAACGTGCTTAATTGCTATCGAAGCGAAGGCCCCCGTGGTCCCTCTTCCCAGTACGGGGTCTGTGTCTATGCAGGATTTCGGGATATATCCGGTTCCCAAGGTTCCGGGAGTATTGGGCTTTCCGCAGAGCTTGAGTTGGTTGATGTTCATGGTCTTATCGGCGGTTAAGCCGCAGGCCCAAGCCAGAACGGGCCGTTCGTATCGAAGCCCGTCCCACCAGTCGGGATAGAGCCCGGTCAAATGGCAGGCGGTTTCAAATGCCCCCGCTTCGGATTTGCCCAACTGGTTTCCGGCGTTGAGCATCCGTTCGCGTTTGGTAGCCCCTAGCGAGAAGAACTCCTTTTGCTTGGCGTAGGGAGTGAACTGATGAAGCCTGTTGTATTTCTTGAACTCTACCGCAGCGGCAAGAGTACGGTGAAGATTTTCTACCCGAGGGTCAGGAGTCATCTTCGACCTCAGTAAACTCGGCCTCGACGATCCCCGCCGACTTGATCAGCTGTTCCGGGTTCAGGCCAAGCTCAATCGCCATCGCCCTGATCTGCCGTATCTGTTCCCTGGTATCGGTCGAGACGTGCTCCACGACGATCCTCTGCTCGGCGCTAAACCCATTCATGGCGGCAAGCTCTTTCGCCGCCTTGTAACTATCCCGGTGTTCCTTATCCTGGGCGATCTCGATAAGTCGCTTGACCCCTATCAGGACACCGCCAGCTAATTGCTTGGCCGACTCCTCGTGAATAGCCGCAAGTATGCGCTCATCGCGCATGAGCTTGTAGCCGTTCCACTGACTAAACCCGACATCAGTTGCAGCCTTCGCCGCAGCTTTCTTTGTCGGGCCAAGTTCCATCAGTCTTAAAACGAACGCCCTCTGCTGGTCCGAAAGACTAGCCAGAGCCTTTCCGTCGTGTGAACGGTCGTCTTTTACTGTAAGATCATTCCCCACCAGCGAACTATATTCCAAGAATTGTCGGAAGTAAATGCCGTATTGCTCAACTAATACAGAGATTTAGGGGCAGACCACTTTTTCAGAAGGTCCGCTATTTTTGGAGACGCCGGATAGATTGGTTGATTGCACAACACCCCTCGCTCGAAATCTTGGGGGTGCCCCGGCCCATACCCCCGGTCTATTCGGGTTCGGTCAGCTTCGGTCGCATTGCATGTGTATGGTCGCGGCCTGGCGGCATGTGTGGTCAACTCAGGCGAGGATGGTCAGTGATGGCATTATGCAGCGATTATGCATGTTCTATGCAATCAACCCCGCGATTGGCGACACTTCTATGCAACCGCGTGCATAATTCTCGGGGAATGCGTGAATGGGCGGGAAATGAGTTGTTTAGTCTCATCCGATGATCATGCACCAATGTGCAATTACTCTCTGCAATCATCGATGTTGACAGGAACATTGTTCCTCTTTATGTATTGTGTTCTCAACCACGGAGCATTGCTCCACCGGACACGGGAGAATGTAATGTCGAGAACAATCGAATATCTGATCGTCCTAGCGCTCGGATTGGCGCTGGTCGCCTTCGTCGTGTCGCCGTTGATCCACGCGACTGCGAACTCTCTCTCCGCCTCTGCCGAGATGATCCGCCATGCAACACATCAGTAAGGCCGAGCTGAGCGCTCAGAAAGCGCTTATCAAAGCCTGTAGCGAGGCTGGTGTTGGGATTGATGGGTTGGAGGGAATGGAGCGATTCACGTTCGTTCCTCCGCCTTCGTCGGCGCGCGACAGGGAGGCGTTGAGCGAATACGCCAAGCCATCCAAACGGCAAAGCTTCAGGCCCAAGTGCCGCAATCACGAGTGCATCTGCCACAAGAGCCGGTGGTTTAGACATTGCGCCCTGATGAGCGGCACTGGCGACTATCACATCCGCATGGCTGGCGATCCCGTGGAGCTTACCGAAGCCAGGTCGGCTTATGCAGAGGGAAACCCTGCGCCGCTGCGCGAATGGCTGCGCGACAACAAGACACTCTTTACGGGAACAATGACCCCCTGTAGTAAGCGAAGGATGACGCCCGAGACGTTCAAGGCCATCAGGGTTCGAGCGGGCCTCTCGCAGTCTCAGCTTGCGGACGTTCTGCGCCTCAGCGACAAGCGCACCATTCGCTACTGGGAAGCGGGCGAACGCCAGATCAGCGGGCCAGTTTCCCTCCTCATGGAATTGCTGGACAAGGGGCTGCTCAAAGGCAACCTGATAGGGATATCCAGCCATAAGTGATCTATGCCGAAAAACGGCGGAAAAGTCAACGAATATGCCCGGTCGAGGCAAGTAAAAACACCACGTAAATCGAACACAAAATGCAACCGGCTGTGAAGTTGATAATTCCCCACAAATAGTTGACGCCCAGGCGCTTGAAGATGTTCATGCGCTTACCTTCTTGCCTTCTGGCGTATATCTCACCTTCGATCCCATACTCTCTAGGTATTGATTCAACTCTGCCCAATCCTTTGCCTTGAAATCCCTTCGGTTACGGTCGGCAATGTGGGTTTTGTAGCTGGGCTCGAATTGATCTATCCGGTGGAATGTCTCTTTCCTCGCCTGCAATCGCCTCTCCGTCTCGGCAATGATCGTGGGAACGATCTTGGATGGATGGTCAGCAGTCTTCCTTGCGGCCTCGCAGCCAAGCTTGAGCAGATCGGCGGGCAAATGCCCCACCGTACCCCATGCAACAGCTAACCAGTCTCGCTTCGCTTCCTCAGTCATTCCAGCAGGGGCAACCAGGGCTAGGCAGGCCGTCAGCTCGTTTCGGAAATCCTCAGTGCTCGCCGGAGCCAAATACGGCGAGGGCGGCTCGTGCCGTGGAGCTAATGCCATCGGCGGGTTGATGTCTTCCCAGGCTGTTGGTTCGTCGCTCATTCACTCCGACTCCAAAAATGCGGGTGTTCAGCACCCAAGTTGACCAAGCCTTTTGCCAATCCACGAACTTGTCGCCCTTCTTGCCGTGCTGGGCACGGAACTTCTCAAGCTGGACGCCGAACTCACCTGGGGGCCAACCGTCGATCACCTTGCGGCTCTCGCTGCCAACGGAGAACTCAACCGGCTCCCAATCGTCCGGAAGCGCGTGCGCGGTTGTTATTGGTGATGGTTTTTTATGGTTCTTTGATGGTTTGGGTGCAGCGGCTGCGGGGGTGGGGTGCAATCCTTGCGGGGGTTGGTGCAACGGCTGCACCGGTGAATCCTCTGCGGGGGTGCAGTCTCTGCGGGGTGCAGCGGCTGCGGGGGTTCCGAACATAACGATCGGGTGGACAAGGTATCTGCACCCTTTGCCCGCGATCTCTTTGCGTCCCAGGTGCCCGCGCTGTTCAAGCGAGCGAATACAGCACTGAACCGTGCGCTCGCTCTTGGTGCATTTGCGCGCCAGCGTGGATATAGAAGGCCAGCAAACCCCTTCATCGTCGGCACAGTCGGCAAGCGCCAGTAGAACCAGCTTCTCGCTGTCTGGGAGCGTCAGCTCCCACACCAGAGACATCATGCGGATGCTCACGGCTCACCCATGACCTGGTGAAGCATCCTTCGGTAAGCACAGACGCTCCCGATGGTGGTATCCATGAGACGTGCGATTTCATCTAATGGAGTGTCGTTCGCCTCATGTGCGGCAAACTCGAATAATGCCTTGGCAAGCTGGTTTTCTGTTGGCCTGCGGTCGGCAAGGTAGAAATATGTCACTTGCGCCTCCTTTCGACCAACAGTCGGTCAAGCAACTCAAGCTCCTCGCGGCGGTTCTGGAAAAGCGCCTCGCCATCCATTTCACTGAGGAGCCTGCGGAGCTGCTGCATTCTTCCGTGCAGAGCCCAGGGGCTGCGCTGAAGCTCTCTTGCGAGTTCCTTGGTGCAAATGCCCTCAAGCCGCTTCCTGACGAGGAACTGGTCCTCTTCCGGTTCCCATGGCCAGTGCGATCTCCACAGAGGGGCGTTCATTGCCAAACCTCGCAGCGCTCGGGGGTGGCTCCGAAGCTCATGCGGCTTTCCAATCAAGCCAGCCAAGCTCAGGTCGTCCCTTGTGCGCGTGATCCCACACGAACCAGGCCATCGCCATGAGGCTGCCAATCTCGTCCCGAACTTCGCCACGCCACATCGGAACGCGCCGCGACATAACCCACACGCGGGCAAGAGGCTGCGTCGGGAAAGTCGAACCACGCTCAACGCCTTCCAGGAAGGCTAGGCGAAGGAACATCGCCACCTTTCCGGTCGTTAACTGAAGTGACTTTTCGACAAACTCAGACGCCAACTTGAACGGCGGATTTGTGATGATGTTGGGAGCTTGCGGTCGCCACTCCATGAGGAAGTCGCGCCGAGCTTCGCCAAAGCCCCTGTCGACCAAGTCAGTCGAGATTACGCGGTGTCCGGCTTCCTCCAGAACGCGGCTAATGTCACCCTCGCCGCAAGCGGGTTCCCAAATATCGCCCGCGAACGGCTCAACGGAAAGAAGTGCTTTTGTGGCGCCCGGATGGGTCGGGTAGAAGTCGTTGGCTTCGCGATTGTCGGCGTCCGTCTGAACGGATGACAGATAGGCGACGTTACCCGTCATGCGCCCCTCACTTCGACAATCTGAGTTCCAGGATAGAGCGCTTCGACCAGCTTCTTCTTTAGCCGGTAGATCGGAGTTATGACTCCCTTATAGTCCTCAACCACGCGCTTTTCGTTTGAAAAATAAGCGAAATCTGCTACATAGGTGCAGATCAGCGTGCCGTTGATTCGACAGGGAAACTTGGGCTGTTGCTCCAGCCCGGAAATCTCTCCCGCGCGCTCCAGAAGTCGCAAATGCTCACACCGTCCGGCCTCGCCTTTCGACGGGTGCGAATGCCCTGCCGAACATTCTGTCCGCGTTGCACGAAACTTGTGGCCGCGGTTCATGCTGCGAGACTTTCGCGCTGACGAATGAACTCGCCCCATTGATCAGCCATCGCCTCAGCAATCCCGGCAAAGGTCCGGCTGCGTTCTTTCCAGCGATCTGGTCCCGGCGGCATTCTGTGGACCCTGGCTTCGCGCCCATCGACAATCTCTGTCGGTTCAAGCGGCGGAAGGTTTTTCAGCCACAGGCAGGTGGCTTTGGTTTCCCCGTGCCCAAACTGCCAGGGTTGAATGATCTGGTCCGGCTTGCGGATACGCGACGAAATTATGGAAATGGGGTTTTCGAGCGCGATGTGTGGTATGGGGGAGTCAAGCAGCGCCCTGACGAACTCCAGCGCCTCGGCCTGTTCCCGTTGCTTGTCCTTGAACCATCGCGCCCCACTGACGGCCAGATGTGTGCATGGCGGGTGAGCAATCATCAAATCCCACCACGGATCGCGGCAGAGCAAATGGAATATGTCGTCCTGGATATGATTGGTCGGATCGCCTTCACACGGCAGAATGTCGCACGACCAGGCTCTGTGACCGCGCCGGATGAACGCATCCCGCACGACACCCGAAAACTCGCAGGCAACCAGGACTCTCATACCCCCAGCTTCAGTTCGCGTTGCCTTGCGCGAAATGCCTTCTCTGCTTCGTCGAGATTGTAGGACACACGATCAGGTAGCTCGGGCCACTTCTCGACGGCGCGTAGCCATGCCGTGACCCCCATCTCAGCCTCGCCGGCGAGATATTGGGCCATCATTTCATCGGAGCGGCCGACCTCTTCCGCCATCTCGTCAATGGTGAGACGCTCGACGATTTTGATCTGCGAAAGCGCCAGCCCGATTGCCGCCGTGACAGTTCGTTTCGGTTTACCAAGGATTATTGGGGCATTCATCGATTAGACGCGCCCCCGAAATGATTATCGAGGCTATCAGCTTTCGGGGCCGTCGCAGCCTCCCGCCCCCGCGTGGCGGTCCCGAACCCTTGTGGAATGAAGGGCCAATCGCCTATTTCTCCATCATCCAGCCCAAAGCGCGGCGAAAGGCGGAAAGCCTTTTGTGCGAACAGGTAGAGAAGCCCCGCCCCCATCAGCGCTACTGCCGCGAAGAGCGGGAATTAACCGTGTCTGTTGAAGCGTTTACTGTCCTCTGGATTAACGAAGGACAGGGTGCTTCACTGCGCTCTGCTCGGCGTGGGAGGAGCGTGTGGACAGACCGGAATTTGTCGAGGAACCTTGCGAATTTATCATCAGAAGCGGGATCGTTATCGCCAGCTATGCGGACGGATCGAAACGAGCCTTCGCTCTCAATGTGTTTCGGATTTGCATTGCCAGAGCGCTCAGGGCGCTTGAGGAATATGATGCACGAGAAGCCACGATCATCGCTTTCCCAAATGGCAGCTAGCGAAGTCACGCGGCACGCTTCGCGGCGGCTGCGATAAGCTCGTCGGACGTAGCGTGGCCAGCGCCGATCAGTGCCGCCCAATATTCGGAGGGAATGCTGTCGCGTTGCCCCCACGAGCTAACCGTGGAGACGGGCTTTCCAGTGATCGCGCAGACCGTGTTTATGCCAGCGCTTCGGATAATCTCACTATGAGTGCGCATACCCCTATTATGCATAACGCGTTATCAGACGCAAGCGCCTTTTGCATAATGGAACGCTTTATGTGGTCGGGCATGGACGATCCCGCCGCCCGTCTCCGAATTGCGCGTCTGAGAGCTGGCTACGAAACCGGCAAGCAAGCCGCAGAGGCTTTGGGATTTCCGGTGTCCACCTACTTGTCCCACGAAAACGGCAGCCGTGGAATCAGCGCAAAGAAGGCGTTCACCTACGCCCGCAAATACAAGGTGCGAGAGCAATGGCTGCTCTACGGCGTGGGAGAAGCGCCAGGAACAGAGAACAAGACCGAAACCGCCGAAATCGTGGACCTCGTGGAACACCTTCCGCCGATCCGAAGGGCTGAAGCGCTCCGTATTCTCAGGGTGTTGGCGGGCGAATGATCGCCATAGCGCTAGCGCTTGCGGCGTCCGACGTTGCCTCCGCTGAACTAGCGATGATGCGGTGCTTCTACGGCCAAGGCTATGAGCTTGACGACCATATTTCTAGTGCGGCGGTGGTGGCTCAAGGCGTGGTGAGTGCGTGCGGCTCGGAGGTTACGGATTGGAAATTCGACCTTCAGGCCCAAATGACTCCGCCCGATCTTGGAATCTTCTATCGCCATGTGGATGACGCGGCCCAGAGCAAGGCTACGGAAGTGGTGCTTCGCCTCCGGGCAGCGAGAAGGGAAACACAAAAAGCCCCAAAATAATGCAAAATGCGTTTGACAAGCCGTAACGCATAATGCATAACACCTCCATCGCAAGAGCAGATGGAGTGAACGATGGCGAAACAGCCGGAATATCCAAAGCACATCGCGGCAGTCCGCTTGAACGCAGCTCTCAGGGTCCGTCCCTACACAGAGACGCAGGGCTTCCGTTATTACCTTGCTGGCGTTCATATCGAGCCGTCCCCCGACGGCGGCGTTATCTGCGCTGCCACAGACGGCCATCGCCTCGGCGTAAGGCGCGATCCTGAAGGTCTTTGTTTCACCCCGGCCATCGTCAAACTATCGCCGCTATTGAAATCGTCCAAGAAGCCCAAGTGGCTGATCGTGACGCTTACCGGCGAGACAATGGGGTATGTGTCGGTCGTTCCTGTTCAACAGGACGATACGCCGGAAGCTGCTATCGAGCGCGTTGAGCAAGCCGAGCTTAGGATTGGGGACGCCATAATCAGCGGCGAGTTCCCGAACTGGCGGCGCGTTATCCCAACTTCAACCGGCGTCACGCGCTCTTTCAACGCCAAATATTTCGCCTCTTTTGGTGAGCATATCAGCATCAGCGGAAGCGACGGATCATCTCCGCACTTAGTCCGCGATGCCGCCGATCCCGAGTTCTTCGGTGTCCTTATGCCAATGCGCGCCGACGAGCCGAAGGTTCCTAGCTGGGCCGCGACCGTAAAAGTCGCAGAAGCAGCATGACGCGCCCCTCTCACCTTCGCATTGTCGCCTCTGGTGACGATTGGGCGACTGAGCTTCGCC